GTTGCGTCAACTGATGTTTGGCTAATCAACAATAAGTCAGGCTCAACTTGTACAGTGACATTGCCAACAGCATCAACTAATTCAGGGCGTGTTTTGTACTTTCAAAACTATCAAGTACAAGCGCTTGTGTCGGCATCTAGCAATGTAGTTCCATTGGCTGGTGGAGCTGCTGGAACGTCGATTCTCTTGGCAAGCTCAGGTGACTCTGCGACACTTGTGTCAGACGGAACTAACTGGCTGATGACACAATACGTGCCAAATAACATTCTTCTCTTGGAGTAAATTATGACCGTATCAATCAAGGTGCTAATCCCACCAAAGCAGGCTGAAAATGCCCAGACCACGCAGTACACAGCGACCAACTGCAAGGCGATCATTGACAAGTTCACGATCACCAACACCACGGCAGGCAATGTGACGATCAGCGTCAACTTGGTGACAAGTGGTGGGTCTGCTGGCGCATCTAACCTGATCATGGATACACGCGCCATCGCACCTGATGAGACCTATACCTGCCCAGAATTGGTTGGCCAAGCGCTTGAGTCTGGCAGCTTCATCAGCACCATTGCCAGCGCAGCCACATCGCTAACCATCCGCGCATCTGGCCGCGAAATCACTTAATCAAGGAGAAAAGCATGGACAAATTCATGATGATGCCCAAGGGCTTCATGGGCCTGCCGATGGAGGAAGAATTCATCAGCACAGCCGAAAACAAGAAGAACACCCAGATTGTCATCGACGACTGGATGCTCGGTCCTGAGAATCCAAGCAACGAGCCAACGGCCAACAAGACCTACTGGATCGCTGTTGGCAAGGCCATGCAAGTGGATGAAAAAGAGTCTCGTCGTCGTCGCTGCTCCAACTGCGAGTACTACGACAACAGCACCATGACACAGGCCAAGATGGAGCGCATCCCCCGCAATGACTGGGACACCGATGCTGGTTTCCGTGGCTACTGCACCAAATTCGAGTTCATTTGCCACGACCTGCGCGTCTGCCAGGCATGGGAAGAACGTGAATTTGAAATGGAAGATTGACCAAATGCCAAAATGTGGGAAAATAGTCAGCACTGAGCCGTTCGAGCCGCCAGTAGCTCACAAGCCCCTGCATAGGAGTTTTCGATGAGTCATGTTGCGGTTCAGGAAGTCAAAGCTGGTGTTCCAGCCGAGCACCTGCCAATCTATCACCTAGAGGCCGAGTTGCTCAAGCTGCCTCAGGTAGACATGCCTGTCAATCACGACTTCTGCAATGGCCTGTACGCTCGGACAATGCACATTCCTGCTGGCACCATTCTGACTGGTGCAATCCACCGAGAGGAATCGTTCTTCTTGGTGCGCAAAGGCGAGTTGATTGTCAGCACAGACAATGGCCCACGTACCCTTAAAGTAGGCGACATGAGCGTCTCAAAGATCGGCACCAAGCGTGCTGGCATTGCATTGACCGATGTCGAGGTAACCACATTTCACGCAAACCCAACCAACGAGCAGGAACCACAAAAACTGTGGGACTTATTTACTATTCCAGCGCCTGCGCCAGCTCTTGAAGTTGTGCAAACTGCGCAATTGGAGGAATCAAAATGACATTTGGATTATCAGGAGCAGCATTAGCCGGTATTGCTGTTGGTGGTGCCACACTTATCTCTGGCATGGCTCAAGCAGATGCTGCATCAAGCGCAGCAGCCGCACAATCCGGTGCGGCACAAGCTGGCATTGAAGAACAACGCAGACAATTCGATGCAGTTCAAAAACTTCTTGCACCTTATGTCTCTGCCGGAACACCAGCACTCGAAGCACAACAAGCATTCCTTGGCCTAAAAGGGCCAGAGGCCGAGCGTGCGGCCATTGAACGTATACAAGGCGGAGAAACATTCAAAGCATTGACACAGCAAGGCGAGGAAGCATTGCTCCAGCGTGCATCAGCTACTGGTGGACTGCGTGGTGGCAACATCCAAGGTGCACTGGCTCAGTTCCGACCACAGCTTTTGTCAAGCCTAATCGATCAGCAATATGGTCGACTCGGTGGCATGACGGCATTGGGCCAGCAGTCTGCTGCTGGAGTTGGCGCTGCTGGTCAACAAACAGGCGTGAATGTGGCAAATCTTCTTGGCCAACAAGGTGCAGCACAAGCTGGCGCTGAGATTGCCCAGGGCAAAGCATTCGGAGCAATCCCCGCAGCGATCTCTGGTGGCCTCGGTTTATTTAGTGGTCTCGGAGGTAAATTCTGATGCAACCTATTAACTATGGCGTTCAAATCGCTGACCCAACACAAGCCTTTTTGGGCGCATTCCAAACTGGCGCGAGCATCCAAGAGGCTCGACTTAAGCAGGAACAGCAACAGCAACAAATGGCCAACCAGAAGTTGATCCAAGAGGGATTTGAAAAACTGCGTCAGCCTAATGCAACTGCTGCCGACTATGCAAATCTTTCAATGATGTTGCCAGAGACGCAGGCAAAGTCTGTGCGCGAGAGTTTCAGCATGTTGTCAGGTGAACGTCAGAATGCAGCACTGCAACAATCTGGCCAAGTATTTTCTGCATTTAAGGCAGGCAAGCCAGAGATCGCAATTAGCCTTCTTGATCAACAGATCGAAGGCAAGCGCAATTCTGGTGATGAAGCTGGTGCCAAGTTCTTGGAGACATGGCGCGATGTGGCCAAGGAAAATCCAAAGGCAACTGAGGATTACTTTGGATTCACCATCTCGCAAATGCCTGGTGGCGAAAAAGTGATCACCAGTGCCATTGCTTTGGAAGGTGAACGCAGGGCAAAAGAGAAACAGCCATTTGAGATTCTGAAACTCAGCTCTGAGGCCATCATTAAAGAGCAAGAAGCCAAATTTGCACCTGACAAGTTCCTGACTGATCTGAACCTAACAAAGGAACAGATTGAGCAAGCTAAAGCAGCTCGTCGCGCATCTGACGCTGCGGCTTCAAAGTCTGGAGCAGAGGCTAAACGTGCACAAGCAGAGGCGAATCAAATCCTCAGCGGCATCGTTCCAGCCGATAAGCGACCAGAACTGGAAACCAAATTCCGCAAGGAATACAACGACCAGACCAAGCCATATCAGGAAGTCAAGTCGGCCTACGGTCGCGTGCTCTCGTCTGAGGACACCGCAGTTGGCGATCTGTCGCTGATTTTCGGCTACATGAAAATGCTTGACCCAGGCTCTGTGGTGCGTGAAGGCGAATTTGCAACAGCGCAAAACGCAGCTGGTGTGCCAGAGCGCATCACGAACATCTACAACAAGGTGGCGACTGGTCAGCGTCTCAGCCCATCACAGCGCGAATCATTCAAAGGTCAAGCCAAAGGCTTGTACAGCAGCGCACTAGAAGGCGAGAAGACAGTTCGCACAGGCTTGGAGAGAATTTCAAAAGGCTACGGACTCAACCCAGCCAACATTTTTTATTCTGCTACAGAGCAAGCACCTGCTGGCGCACCACCTGCACCAGTTGCGGCTTCTGGAAATAGCGTCACAGTTGGTGGCCAGACTTACACTCGACCTGCCAACTTCACTGATGCTCAGTGGAACGCATACAAGCAATCCGTGGGGGCAAGATGAGTCCAGAAGAATGGTTGGCATCACAGACTAAGCAGGCTGCTCCAGCAGCGCCTGCTCCTGCACCTACGGCCACAGCACCTGCTGCGGCACCAATGTCTCCTGAGCAATGGGCAGCATCACAACCAAAGCCAATGGGCTTCTTTGAGGGTTTGGTTGAGTCAGTCACTGGCCGCGCACGCGCAACGCCTGAGACTCAAGCATTGCCTGAGTGGACAAGCATGCCTGAACTCAATCAAATGAGCGTGGCATCATTCAAAACTGCTCTGGGCACACTCTTGAGCAACCCCAAGGAAACGGTGCAGATTCTGCAAGCCAACTTCCCTGGTGTTCAGATTCGCCAAGATGCTAAGGGAAACTACTTACTACGCTCTTCGGTTGATCAAAAAGAATATGCAATCCCTCCAGGCTTCACGATGGGTGATATTCCCCGAGCAGTCGGTGGCATTGCAGCATTCACACCAGCAGGCCGAGCCGCAACCATCCCTGGCGCAATCGTGGCCGGTGGTGCAACTCAAGCGGCCATCGAAGCAACCCAAGCGGCAACTGGTGGCAAGTTCGACACTGGCGAGGTGGTCACAGCAGCCGCAACAGGCCCAGCAGGGCAGATTTTGCAACGTGTGGCACCTCCGGTAGTCCAAGCGGTAAAAAAAGGCGTACAGCGCGTCACAGGCAAAGCACCAGCACCTGCGCCAGCAGCAGGCGCACCAGGCGCTCCTATGGGCACAGCAATGGCCCCAGAAGCACCTCCAGCAGCGCCAATGGCCGCAGCAATGCCAGAAGTTGTACCAGCAGCACCAGAGATTCCAGTCGCACCAGCTGCACCAGCAGTGGCACCAATCGTCGCAGAAGTGACAGAGGAGGAAGTTGGCAATCTGGTCAAGAAGGCATCCGGCACAGGTTTTGGCTCGGCTGGAGCTCGTGACCGTCTGGCCGATCTTGCACAGGTCAATGTGGCAGCCAAAGATGCAGCCGACCGACTTGGCATTCAATTGCCTGCCGATGTGTTCAGCGACAACCCACAAGTTCGTGCAGCCGCAGGCCTGACACGATCTGTGGCCGGTGGCGAGGCCGAGGCCGCATGGCGCAACACCGTCACGCAAGCCGTTGACAAGGCCGACGATGTGATCAAGCAATTCGATGCCACCTTTGTTGAAGGCGCAGTTGCACCAGGCGTGGTATCGCAAAAGATCAAGGACTCGCTGACCAAGACACGTTCAGACCTCAATGCTCAGGCAAGCAAGGTCTACAACGCAGTCGACGAAGTGGTGCCAAAGACATCGGTAGTCGACCTGCCAAAGCTCAAAGAAACCCTTGACACCGTCAAGGCCGAGGTGGGCGAGAAAGGCATGTCAGCAGCCGAACGCAATCTGGCCAAGATGATCGAAGAAGGCAACATCACGTATGGCCGACTCAAGCGCGAGAAAACCTTGATTGGAAATGCCATCAACAAGATGGAATCACCCTATGGAAGCATGGCCGAGGCAGACCTCAAGCGCTTGTATGCGGCACTCGCTGACGACCAACTGACAAATGTGGGCAATATTGGTGGTGAGGAACTGCGCCAGCAACTGCGTGCGGCCAACTTGCTGTACGCAAAAGAGCGTGCATTGGGCAAGCGCATCGTGAATGCATTTGGCCAAGACATCGAGGGCAGTGTGGCCAACAAGATGCGCACCGCCATCACTGGCGCGGCCAAAGGCGATGCTGGCGAGTTCAATCGCCTGCTCAAGACCGTCCCAGAAGACCTGCGCAAAGAGACGCTGGCCACCGCGCTGGCATCTGTCACGCGCTCGGCCAGAGGTGCTGAAAAGGGTGGATTCGGTTTCTCCGAGTTTGCTGACATCTATCCCAAGCTGAGAGCCAACCCACCAGTCTACAAAACCATTGTGGACACGCTGGGAAAAGACTCAGCAGACGTTTTGCGTGATCTGTTTGAGGTCTCCAAGCGAGTCACAGAGGCCAGAGCCAATGTCTTGGCCACCGGCAAAGCAAACCAAGCACTGTTGCAAGGTATGCAGGCTGAAGGTTTGATTGGTAAGGTCATGGAGAGCACACTGGCCAAAGGCGTGGTAACTGGTGCAGCCGCAATGGGTGGTCCAATTGCAGCCGCAGCAACATCAGTCGTCACCAGCGCCATGACCCAAGGAAACAAGGATGCACTCAAGGCAGCAGGAAAACTGTTTGCTGATGAGAACTTTCAGAAACTTGCCATCGAAGCTGCCACCAAGGGAACACCCAGTGCAGCTAGCATTCGTCGTACAGCTATGTCACAATCCTTCCAGAAATTCGCAGACGCAGCTAAACTGCCAAAAGCATTGGATGCAAGGATTCAATGGTTGCAGACAGCAACCCAAGCCGAGCGCCAATTTGACCAGGAGAACCAATAAATGTCCGCAATTGAAGTAAACCCACCATTCCCAGTGTTTTCTGACATTGATGGTCAGCCTCTTGAAAATGGCTACATCTGGATCGGAACAGTAAACCTTAACCCACAGACCAATCCAATAAATGTGTACTGGGATGCTGCGCTGACAATTTCAGCAACCCAGCCCATTCGCACACTTGGTGGCTATCCATCGAACAGCGGAACGCCTGCACGTTTCTTCGTAAGTGCCGACTACAGCATTCGCGTGATGAACCGCAATGGCAGCACAATTTATAGTTCTTTGAATGGCAATGCTATTGGCAGCGGAACTGTAGCAACCAATGCAACAGGCAATGGTGTGCAAACCGTATTCGCTGTGACTTACGCACCAATTGCAATTTACATCAATGGCGTGTACCAGAATCAGAATACATATACAGTATCTGGCGGTAATGTTACATTCAGCCAAGCACCACCTAACACTTCGGTGATCGAATTCTTGGTTTAAGTCTGTCCCAAAACGTCAACTTAAAAAGCACCCATGTCGAACAGCAAAATATCAGCACTAACCTCTGCTACCACGCCATTGGCGGGTACGGAGGTTTTGCCGATTGTGCAAAGCGGTGCTACGGTTAAAGTTGCCAATAACGATCTGCGTCCAAAGCAAATCCAGTCAAATGCCACATCTGGTGTTTTGCAAGTTGCAGGGCCAGCCGCAGCATCAACACGTGTGATGACAACACCAGACGCTAACTTTACGGTGGCCAGAACTGATGCAGCTCAATCGTTTACTGGCGATCAAACATTAAGCACAGGCAACCTAGTCATTGGCACATCTGGCAAAGGCATACAAGGCACTACTACAAATGACAATGCTAATGCAGGCGTAGTTGGTGAGCTTATTTCATCAAGTGTTGCTTCTCTTGGCGTTTCAATGACAACTGGAACGCCAGTAAATGTAACAAGTATCAGCTTGACTGCAGGCGATTGGGATGTCTCTGGCGTAGTTGGAATCACCAACACACTTGGCACAACAACATACTCATATATTCAATATAGTTCATCAACAACATCTGCAGCAACTGGCTCTCTTGGTCAAGTTGGTGGTTTAACAACGCCATCCAACATTTCGGCTATTGTTGATTTCATTACTCCAATTCCAACAACAAGATACTCTTTGTCAGCTACAACAACAGTTTATTTAGTCGCTAGAGCTGGATTTGCAGTGAGCAATTCTTATGCTTATGGCGTTATTAGAGCTAGGAGAGTGCGATGAAATACGCATTGATTCGTCAAGATGATGTAACTGAAATTCGTGAAGATGATTATTCTTTGCAAGATGGCGCTTTTCCATTAACAGATGAACAATATGATCAACTAATTAGTGGTCAATACATTTTTCAAAATAATCAAATAATTGCAAATCCAAATCCAACAAGGAACAAATAAAATGAGCCTTACAAAAGCAAGCTACTCCATGATCACAGGGTCTGTTGTCAATGTCATTGATTTTGGCGCTGATCCTACTGGTGCAACCGACAGCACTGCGGCAATTCAAGCCGCTATCAATAGCGTAACAAATGGAACTGTCTATTTTCCAAATGGCACATACTCCATTAACACAACACTAAACATTGATGCTGATACAAAAATATCGTTAAATCTTGTTGGCAATGGTTTGGCTTCTAAGTTGCACTACAACGGAACAACTAGTGGCATCCCTATGGTTTATTACTATGGTGGTAGCAACTCAAACTTTTCTAAAATTGAAGGCTTGCAGTTTATAAATAACTACCGCACAGGAGATACAGTATTAAACAATGTGATCGGTGTGCGGATTGGTGAAAAAAATGCTGCGGCAACAAATGGTGACAACGGAACTTGTAATGTAACTTTTACAAAAAACCAATTTCAGTATTGCGACACGCCAATTGAGATTTATAGCGAAAGCGATCAGATCACCATTCAAGACAATTACTTTTTTGTCTGGACAGGTTACGCAATCTTAGGAACAGTAAATCCTTTGGTTACTTCTGGAACTGGAAACGCTGCGGTTCGCATCATAAATAACTTATTTTTTGGTGGTCAAAATGGTTCTTGGGCTATCCGAGGTAATGGGTCAACTGCATACATAGTTGGTAATGTTATTCAAAACGCCACATCGGGTAGAGGAATTTGGCTTACCAATGGTTATGGATTTAATATTTCTTGCAACTATACAGAATCAACTGGTGTTGGCCCGTTCATTTTTTGCGATACTGTAACAGTTGGCTATATTGGCGAAAATGAAATTGGCGGTTACGCTGGCGGTAACATTATTGACATTGGCGCAAGTTGCGATAACGTCAATATTGGCTCAAATCTTTTTGCAGTTTCAGGCGGTGCGCCAGCGGCTCATATAAGAATTGATGCAGCGGCTAATGGCGTTAACATTTTAGGCAAACAACAAGCAACATCAGGCGGTAGCAATTTAATTACTGGAACGCCTAGTTTTTCTTTTAATGGGGATGGCCAAACCACTGCCACTGCTTCTTTTAAAGCACCACTAATTACAACTGAAAGCAGTTTTATAAATGTTGCAAACGCTTCAAATGCAACTTTATTTACCGCCGCAGACAATGCTTGTTATTTGGTCAACGTATCTCAAGACGTAGAAGATTATGCCGCCACAGCAATTGTGACTGCTGTTGGAAATTCTG